AAGTGGTAAAACAACTCTTGTACAGATGTTAACGAGACGCTTGTGGAAATCAACTTTTCAGAAATGGACTTCAATGACGCTGTCTATAGTCGTTCTTGTTCAACAAATCATTGGGATGGATATACAAACCAACCCATTGTTGTACTCGATGACTTTGGACAGAATCATGAAGACCGTTCGGACTTGTCCGAATTTGAACAGTTGATTTCCACAAATCGCTATGTTCTACCCATGGCAGCTTTGGAGGACAAGGGGAGACTTTTTACATCTCCCTTTGTCATTACAACTTCAAATATGGCTTTTGGTTCCAACTTTAACAACCTTGGAAATGGGTTGACTGTTGAAGAACCTGAAGCTATTTGGAGGAGATTCCACATTCCAATTCTTCTTCTGAAGGATGGAACAAAGGATTCTCCAAAAACGAAGATGTATCTCCAAAGGAAGGACATAATAGAGGATGATGATCATTGGAAGAGAAAACATCAAGTTCTCTTTCGTGGAGAGATGTACTCACACCCTGCAACCCAGAATACTCTTTGTTGGGGCTCACGTAGAAATGAGCCTCAAAAGGAACCATTCTTTCAAGGAACTCGTCTTAAAGGAACTGAGTGTCTTGTAGATCTGATTAAACAGAATTTCACAAGACATGTTAGTTACCATGATGAGTTTCTTCAAGGGTTTTGGGATCAAAAGATCGTTTCTGCCCGAATTAAGGCTGAAATAGATCATGAATCCCAGGGTGTCTGCGCTTCTATCTTTGCAAAAGAAATTGAAGTTCCTCACTTACCTAATGATCATCAAGTGGTGCAGAGGTTTTCTGCAGTACCCCCTTATCATCCACCAGTTGTTGAAGCAATTGCATTATCTGAACCATTGAAAGTTCGGATGATTACAAAAGCTGAGGCTGAAACCAAGGTCTTGAAACCATTACAAATGGCTTTATTTCAATACCTGGGTACACAGCCCCAGTTTGCTTTGACTAGTGGATGTACCAAGAGTTCTCTCTTAGATGATTTCGAAGAGAGTGCCCTTGCTTGGATTGATCGGATTGAACAACAAATTCGTTCTATCGATGATCGATCAAGCGAGGATGAACTCTGGTTATCTGGGGATTATACTGCAGCAACAGACAATTTTCCAATGTCTGTTACTAATGCACTCTTAGAAGGAATTCTCTCAGAGATTGACCATGAACCTACC